AAATGTACCTGGATTGGGACGCCACGCGGAAGCAACCAGTTTAAGGAGATTTACGACTACGCCCTCCAGCAACAGGAGGACGGGCATCCAGATTGGTTTTCTATGCTTTTTAAGGCGTCGGAAACGGGCATCGTCAAGCAAGAGGAATTAGATGCTGCGCGCGAAATTATGGATGAATCGCAGTATCAACAAGAATTTGAGTGCAGTTGGAGTGCTGCATTGGTCGGAAGTTACTATGGGCAGGCGCTTGATCTGGCGGAGACAGACAATCGCGTAACTAACGTCCCCTATGATCCTAATTTGAAAGTTTCGGTCAGCTTTGATCTCGGCGTCGCGGATTCAACAGCTATTTGGTTTTGTCAAGAATATCCAAGAACGGGCGAGATCAGGCTGATCGATTATTACGAGGCGAGTGGCGAAGGGCTTCACCATTACGTTCGTGAACTAAACAACCGGCCCTATAATTACGATAAGTTTTATTTTCCGCACGATGTGATGGTTCGGGAGTTAGGCAGCGGTAGTAGCCGTTATGAAATGTTAATTGGCTTGGGTGTGCGCCCCACTGTAGTCGCTAAATTGAAGGTACAGGACGGCATCGAGGCGGTTCGTGGTTTGCTTCCTCGCTGTTGGTTTGACCGCAAGAATTGCGGCGAAGGTTTAAAGATGTTGCGTGCCTACCATCGCGGTTGGGATGCACGCAAAAATGATTGGCGGGACCGTCCTAATCACGACGCGAGCAGCCACAGTGCGGATGCGTTTCGTTATCTTGCTGTTGGCTTGCGCGACCATAATGATGAAAATTTTACAATGATGTCGCGTTCGCAAAGGTTGAGCGATGGTCGGCCCTTAATAATGACCGATTATGCAGACAGTTTCTCTTAAACGAACAACTTATGCTGATGCGGCATTTGTTGCGCGGCGAATGCGCGACGGTGATGCGAATGAGATTTTACCGCTGCTGTTTGGCGGCGTCGAAGATTTGGCTTTGGCGTCTGTACATGCGGGGTACGGCAAGACTGCTTTTTATAACGACCGCCCTGTTGCTGTCTTTGGCGCGGTGGAAACGCACCCGACTTCGTGGAGCATTTTTATGTATGCCACGAATGAATGGCATCGCGTTGCCGTAGCGTCGACGCGCCATATTGTTAAGGAAGCAATACCTGAAATGCTGCGACGGGGCGCTAATCGTGCGGAGTGCCGCACGCACAGCGATTACACCTGGTCCCATCGTTGGATAGAGATGATGGGAGCAAAACGAGAAGCGACCGTGACGGAGTTTGGACCCAACGGCGCAACTTTCTATCAATACGTTTGGCTACGTTCTTTTTACGAATAGGCTTTCTAATGTGCTTTTTTTCAAAACCTTCTTCACCCGTAATCGCTGCCCCTGCCCCTGCTCCGCTCCCTGAAAAGCCGGAGCCGCCGCCCCCGCCCCCAACACGAGACGATCCTGAAGTTGTCGACGCGCAGCGTTCGGCGCGTAAGAGGCAAATATCTGCAAAGGGAAGGTCATCAACTTTGCTAACAGGCGGTCAAGGCGTAACTGAAGAAGCGAACACAGGTCTAAAGACTTTACTGGGTTCATAATGTGTACGCCTGAAATATATCAGCAAACAAGCGGTATGCAGACTGGTGGCAAAAAGCTGGCAAAAACCTCTATGGGCGCACGGTTGGACCAAGCGCAACGCTCTGCGATGTCAACAGCAGGCGGTGGCACCTATCAAGGCCGCACCATTATGCAAGGCGTTCCTAGAAATACTGATGCGCAGGCTATTCAGCGCACTACGATGTTAGGGGTCTGATGAACTTTACAGATACGGACGCAATTTTTAAACGCTACGAGCGTTTGAAGGCTGCGCGCGGCACTTGGGAGTCGCACTGGGAGGAGATAGCCGAACGTGTACTCCCCCGCTCCAGCGAGTTCACAGGCGGTCGCACAGCAGGCGATAAGCGGACAGAAAAGTTATACGACGCGACGAGTGCGCTCGCTCTCGAACGTTTTGCTGCTGCCGTTGAAAGTCTGCTAACGCCGCGTGGTGCAAAATGGCATACGTTGCGCGCATCCGACCCAGGTCTTAACGCAGTGCCCGAAGTGGCTCAGTGGTTTGATGACGTTGAACGCATACTGTTCCATTACCGCTATGCACCCCAAACTAACTTTGCCTCTCAGATGCACGAAGGTTATTTGTCTTTGGGGGCTTTTGGCACGGGTGGTTTATTTGTAGACGAAAAGTTTGACCAAGGTTTCCGATACCGGGCAGTTCATCTAAGCGATTTATTTATTGCAGAGAACGAACACGGCATTGTCGACACCGTTTTCCGAAAAATGGATTGTTCCGCTCGCCAAGTTGCACTGATGTTTGGACAGGGAAACATCAGCAAAGACATGCGCGACAAAGCAAACGACAACCCGGATGAAAGGGTTGAACTTTTACACGTCGTTGCTCCTCGAACAGAACGCGATACGTCGATGCGTAATCGTCAGAATATGGCATTTGGCAGCGGTTACTACGAAACAAAAACACGAAAGCTGATTGAAGAAGGGGGCTTTGAAGATCAACCGTACATCGTAAGCAGATACGTTACTGGCCCCCGCGAAATTTACGGGCGTTCCCCGGCAATGCTGGTGTTACCAGACATTAAAATGTTGTCGGCAATGTCTCGCGTTGTTATTCGCGCGGGTGAGAAAGTTGTCGATCCACCGCTTTTGATTGCCGATGACGGCGTGATCTTGCCTGTTAATACGAAAGCAGGCGGAGCGACGTTTGCACGAATGGATGGTCGCTCGCAATCTCCAATACAACCATTAAACACAGGCGGTCGCCCTGATATTGGCGAGGATATGATGGAGCGTCGAAGACGCACTATCAACGACGCGTTTCTCGTCACGCTGTTCCAGATACTTGTAGACAGCCCTCAAATGACGGCCACAGAGGTCTTGCAGCGTGCCCAGGAAAAAGGTGCCCTGCTTGCGCCGACCGTCGGTCGTCAACAGTCTGAGACATTAGGTCCGTTGATTGAGCGAGAGATAGGCATTCTTGATCGTCAAGGATTGTTACCTCAACCGCCAGAGATACTTGATGGGCAAGAATACGAAGTTGAGTACGTCAGCCCCTTATCTCGCGCGATGAAATCGGAAGAAGGTGTAGGCATTCTGCGAACTTTGGAAATGGTGCAACCAATAGCAGCCGTTGACCCTTCTGTTATGGACAATTTTGATTTTGATGAGATCACGCGCGTTCTTGCCGATGTCAATGGCGTGCCTCAACGGATTTTGAAACCAGCGCAAGAAATAGAGGCCGCGCGCCAAGGCCGATCACAGCAACAAGAATTGCAGTCAGCGTTGGCAGCCGCACCGCAGGCGGCAGACGCGGCATTGAAAATTAGTCAGATCAGTCAGGCCGCGCAGCAGTGACAACGCAAAAAGAGTTAGTAGGCGCGTATCGTAACGTGTTCCGGCATACCGCAGAGGGACAGATAGTGCTGCGCGACATGATGAAAGCAAGCGGTCTGTTTCAAATAACAGGAGTGCGTAGCGCAGATGAGGTTCAGCATCTTGAGGGTTCGCGCGACATGGTACGTCGCGTTATTTCGTTCCTTGGATTAGATGACGAGCAAATAATGAAAATTGGAATAGGAGTTATAGAGGATGAGTGAAGAAGAAGGGTCCGTTTTGACGGGCAACCCTGTAAGCGAGGACACAGGGGTAGCGGCTGAACCTGTCACGGAAACAGCAGCAGAAACAGAAACGGCAACGGAACTGACAGCACCCGATTGGGTCTCTGAGGAATACAATGACGTCGTATCTGCTAAAGGATGGAAGTCAGCAGATGATGTTCTCAAAAGTTACGTCAATTTAGAGAAACAGATCGGCACCGACAAAGTAACACTGCCGCAAGGTGATGAAGATTTGTCTGAATGGGAAGGTTGGGAAAAACTTGGCACTCCCAAAACAGCCGATGACTACGAACTGAATGTTCCTCAAGGTTTTGAGCAATACGAAACTGATTTGTCTGATTGGTTCAGGGAAGAAGCACACAAAGCAAAACTCCCTGCTTCGATGGCGCAAAAACTGCACGATAGTTATGTGCAAAAAATGATGGATTCGCAGACTTCGGTCAACGTAGAACAGCAAAGGCAAGTAGAGAATTGGAACAGCGAGCTTAAAAAAGAATATGGCGGCGCGTATGATGAAAGAGTTGGACTAGCACGCCGCGCTCTACGTTCTTTTGGTTCTGACGAATTATCTAGTTTGATGAACACTTCAGGATTGGGCAACCATCCAGAAATGATACGCGCGTTTTCGCGGATCGGGGCTGAACTTTCTTCCGGCCAACAATTTAAGGATTCGGAACAGTCGGGTCAGTTTGGAACGACACCAGACATGGCAAAAGAGCAGATTGCACAAATCAGGGCTAATCCTGCTCTATACGACACTTCGCATTCTGAACATAAAATTTTAAACGACAAACTAACGCAGCTTACTGAAGTGGCTTATGGGAATGACGTCCTATTTGCTACCGGTGGTGGGCGCTAATATTCCGGGATTATTCCGGGATTATTCCGCTAATACTCCGATAACCCTTTAGAGGGCCGGAAATGACATTGGGAAAGACCAACGGGGACCGCACGTTAGCGGAAGGACCGGGCCTGCACCGCAGATAACTCGCCGTAGACACAACCTTAACTTAAACCAACTGGAGTAATGTACCATGAGTGTACAAATTACGACGGCAATGGTCGAGCAGTACAAGGGTAATGTCGAACATCTCGTGCAGCAAAAAGGTTCGCGTTTGCGTTCTACAGTTTCAGTCGAAACTGTAACCGGCAAAAACGCATTCTTTGAGCAAATCGGGAGTACGGCAGCACAACTTCGTACTAGTCGCCACGCCGACACACCAAGAATGGACACACCCCACGCTCGTCGTCGGGTAAGTCTTGAAGACTATGATTGGGCTGATCTCATCGATGATGAGGATCGGGTCAGATTATTGGTCGACCCCCAGGGTCCGTATGCAACCGCTGCTGCGAACGCTCTAGGGAGAGCTATTGACTCAGCTATCATAAGCGCTGCCGATGGCACGGCCTTCACTGGTGTAGCCGGTGGAACATCTACCTCATACGCGACTGGTAATACAGTCGACGTACAGGTGGGTGTTTCCCCTGCTGCTGACGTGGGCTTAAACGTCGGAAAATTGAGAGCTGCTAAACAGATTCTTGATGCCAACGAAGCTGATGATGAAGATCGTTACTGTATCATCAACGCCAAACAGCTTCAAAATCTGTTGGCGGAAACTGAAGTGCAAAGTTCGGATTTCAATACGATCAAGGCGCTCGTTTCTGGTGACGTGGATTCCTTTTTAGGATTCTCGTTCATTCGTACAGAGCTACTTGGCGTTGATAGCAACTCTGATCATAAAGTTTTGTTTTGGCAAAAGGCCGGGATGAAGCTCGCCATTGGGGCGGAACCAACCATTAAAATTTCTGAACGGCCTGACAAAAATCACGCCACTCAGGTATTTGCTTCTATGGCAGTCGGGGCAACTCGCATGCAGGAAGAATTGGTTGGGTACATCGAATGCGATCCAAGCTAAAGGAGGGCTGATCTATGGGTACTAAAAACTCTACTTTGGTTAGCAACTTTGAAGCTACACCCCAGGTAATGAACGATGCGAGCAACTTGCATGGCGTCATGCGCGTTGCAAGTGGCACAATTGCTTTGGCGGCGGGAGACAGCGATGACAACGATATTGTCATGCTGGCACCAGTGCCCTCAAATGCTGCTGTTCCGCATATCTTTGTCGGTTCAGACACGCTTGGCGGTTCATGCACCTTTAACGTTGGGATTCATCAAACTACAGGAACCGTGGTTGATGAAGACCTTTTTGCTTCAGCGGTAGCTGATGAAGCGGCATTAGCTGATGTGCGGCACGAAGCCGCTGACATCAACACTGCCGGTCAAAAGATGTGGGAACTTGCTGGGGCCAGTGTTGACCCCGGCGGCTTCTATTACATCTCTGCCACTATGCAGGCAGCAGGTGGTACGGGTGGTGATATGAGTTTTATCATTCACTACGTTGTAGACTAATCGAAATTGAGAAGGGCGGCTTTGGCCGCCCTTTTCTTTTTAGGATTTATTCATGGCATCGACTTTTGTTTCAATTTC